CGGCAAGTCATCGGGTACTTCAGTTACAACATCCGAGAGTTACGTTCTCCCCTTCATCTGCCTCGCCGCAGTCAGTACATCAGGCGCAGTCGCCTGTGTGGTCCTCAATGCCTTGAGTGGACTCTTGCCGGGTCCGTGACCTGTCACAGGTTTACAACCCTGCAAGGGTTGCCCTGATGTCTCTACGGTTTGTTGTGCTAGTCAGGCTGGAAGCGAAGCGAAGCGGAGTGCCTTACTAGGGATGTCTTGGGAGAGGAATGCGGTGGCCGGAGCCGGTGACTTACATCTTGCACCTCAATCGTCTTGGGGATCGCGCTCGCTTTGCTTTCAGCTTGACTAGCTGAGTTGCCTGTTGTCTCTCAGGCTTTGCCGACTTTCTGTTCCTCGGCTGGAACCGTCACCGTGATTTGTAGTGGTGCGCTACTGCCACCTCGCCGTTTTGCGAGCCTTGGGTCTGGCTCTGGCGGTGGTCGTTCTCTGTTTGGTTTGGTTGCTTCAGTGATGTTGCTCCTTGCTGTTGTGTTTGCCGTTTCCTTATGTAGATAAAGATACTACAGATCGTATTAGGAAAGCAAGTTCATTCAGAAGATTTCTTCAGATTTCTTTTCCAACCCCAACTCACAACCCGATTGCACTACCATCAACCAGATGGACGAACCCACCGCAGAAGACCTAGATCGCTACGTCGATCTTGTTGACCACGAGATGTACGCCCGACAAGGAATCGTCATCCACCCCGGAATGTTCCCGGACGACAACGCCCCGCACGGAATGAACGACGAGGAAGAAATGGTATGAGCCGGACGACCGCACAACTCCGAGTCCTCTGGTCGCCCGCCTGCACTGGGCCGTTCGCTTCCGTTCCCCTGTTCGGCGGTGCGTCGATCAGTGTTCGGGCTTCAACCGTTGAAGCTTGGCAAGCGCTCAACGCTGTACTCATCAAATGGGATTACAAGGCAACTCCTCCTGACTGTGGTGCGTACAACTGTCGGGCGATCACAGGCGGCACCCAGTACTCGCTGCACGCTTACGGGATCGCTGCCGACATCAACTGGCAGAAGAACCCCTATGGCCCTGTCTTGATTACTGACATGCCTCGTGGAATGGTTGACGAGATCAAAGCGATCAGAACAAACAACGGGGTCAACGTGTTCCGCTGGGGCGGCGACTACTCTGGCAACAAGGATGCGATGCACTACGAGATCGTCGCAAGCCCCGCTGAGATAGCAACAGGAATAGCAACCGGATCACAACCGATCCCAACACCGGAGGATGAAATGGCAAGCAGTTACCTAAGATTGAACCAGCCCGGCGACCCTAACCACGGTCGTGTCGAAGTGATCGACGATTTCAACCGGCGCTGGATTTCGGCTGAAGAACTTCCGTTGCTGATCTTCTTTGGTGCGAAGGTTCAGGATGTAAACCTTGATGTGTTCACAAAGCTGACAGCGAATAAGACGGTGAACCCGATTGTCGTTAGCGGCGGTGGGACTGCTGCACCAACGTCGGCAGAAAACGCGACAGCAACAGCGGATATGATTTCTCAGCGGTTGCGTTCGTAATGGCTAAGGGGAACAAGGTCGTCATCTACGCCGATGAGACTGGGCTGTGGCGCTGGCGGGCAGTCGCCGGGAACAATCGGGTGATCGGTGCTGCGGATCAGGCGTTCAGGTTCCGGTGGTATGCGGTTCGGAAGGCGCGCAGTGCGTTTCCTGATGCGCGTGTTGAGTACGAGAACCACGACACTGAGGGTTAGACCATCAGGGTTCCACGGATCAGCATGAGAGCGTAGTCACGCTCTGGCATCGTGAAGTCTTCCCAACCTAAGCCGACACTGTGAGCCATTGCCCTACAGATTGTTTCCTCAGGCCAGTCAAAACCGACCATGAGGATTGCTGTGGCTTTCAGCCGGTCAATGTCAGTAGGAGTGAATCTGAGTTGTGTCATTCCGTAAAGAAGCTTCCCACGGAAATGCGGCAGTCAGCGATAACCGGGCCGGGTAGCGGGTGACCGTTTAGGGTGCGCTCGTTCGTGCCGAGCCGCACGGACCAAGAGTTGTCTAAGCCCCACTTGGATTGGTAGTTGATACCAAGATCGTCAAGCTTTTCTTGCAGGTCCATAGCCCGCAGTTCGCAATCGTATGTGAGGTCTTCTGCTTCTGACCAGAAGGAGTCGTCTTCACGCCCACCGTTTGCGGCGGCGAGTGCCTTGACTGCATCTTCGAGTAGTGCAACCTCGGGTAGTGACCTTAGAAACTTGAGTAGTTCTTGTAGTGCGTTCATTGCTGGTTCTCCTATTGCGTTGTGTATTTGATAAGTGTAGGTGTTGGGTTAGACGGGAAGCGTTACCCGCGACAAGCGCGACGGGAAGCTTCCTTCTTACGATCCACGAACTTGTGGCTGGTCTGACGGCGACCGTCACGCATGGCTGCAACTCGTGCGTTGCGTTCTGCGATTCGAGTTGCCTTGACTGCTTCTTGGATCTTCATGTTCGTTCTCCTTGTTCGGTGTGACTTCAGTGTAGATAGGGGGTGTGACACTATTTGTGCCACACCCTTTCGGTTCAGACTACGCAACCGTGACCGTCGGAAACCCGACGACGAGGGCCGCTGAAACCGTGGCGGGCTGCGTCACGGTGGCTGTCAGGAGTGGTCTGACGAGGGCGGCGAACTACGGTCACACGACCGCTGTTTGCCATCCAGTTGAACAGGCTCGCAACGTGCAGGGAGCAGAAGGTGTCGGGGTGAACGGGTCGGACGGTGCCGTTGTCGTTGGTCGTGGTGACCGTGACTTGGCTAAGTTGTGTGTAGGTGTACTGCGTCGATGTCATGTCTTTATTATAGCACGACGTTCTACACTTGCAAGTCAATATCAAACAAATATCAAGATTTCTTTAGATTTCTTTTTGACTCTGAATCAAGCCCGTCCACCCGACATGCAATACTTCACTCGTCGGGCGTGGTCCCGTTGAAGCTTGAAGCCTCCTCTTAGGTCGATGTCTCTCAAGCCGAGGGCGACTCTCCTTGTCGTGTTGTGAGCCACGCCCGACAAACAAGGAGTAGCATTACACCGTGGACCCGCTAGTCGTAATACCACCCGAACTCCTAGCACTAGCAACCGATCACGAACGTGAGCAATACCGGCTGTACCTAATCGACCGGGCCGTCGCCGCCGACGACTGGGAACCGTGGCTCATGTCGATGGCACCCGGTTACGCATCGGCACCATTCGGAGATCATCACATCAAGTTTTGGGAATGGGCATGGGACATCAAACCGAAAGAACGGCCAAGACCGTTCGTTGCGATCTGGCCGCGAGGCGGGGCAAAGAGTACAAGCGCTGAGATGTGCGTCGTCGCGTTAGCCGCACGACAGAAACGCAACTACTGCTTGTACGTTTCCGAGACACAAGATCAGGCAGACGACCACGTTGCTAACATCGCTGCGCTGCTAGAGGATGAAGAAGTCGGGTTCGCATACCCTGAACTTGGTTCAAGGTTGATGGGCAAGTTCGGTTCAGCGAAAGGCTGGCGGCGAAACCGAGTCCGCACTGGGACAGGCTTCACGATTGACGCTGTAGGACTTGACTCCGCTGCACGAGGAATCAAGTTGGAAAGTATGCGCCCCGATCTAATGGTCTTCGATGACATCGACAGCGAAGCCGATTCCCAACTCGCAACAGACAAGAAGATCAGGACGATTACCCGGAAGCTTCTCCCTGCGGGGTCGAACACTTGCGCTGTGATCGCAATTCAGAACAAGGTCCACGACGATTCGATCTTCGCCCAGCTTGCTGACGGTCGGGCGGACTTTCTTCGAGATCGGATTGTGTCAGGCCCGATACCCGCAGTCTGGAACCTCGGCTGGGTTGAAGAAGGCGGGCTGTTCAAGATTGTTGACGGGCAAGAGTCGTGGGAAGGTCAACCGGTTGATTCATCACAAGCGCTGCTGAATGATATTGGGCTGACAGCGTTCCTTGCTGAGTGTCAGCATTCGACGGTCACGATGACCGGGGGGATGTTCGACCATATCAACTGGCCTCACTTGCATGTCACTGAGGCGGAATTGCCGGTGATGCGCCGAGTCGTTGTCTGGTTGGACCCTGCTGTGACTTCTACTGATTCATCTGACTGTCAGGGCATTCAGTGCGACGGGCTAGGCGTTGATGGTTTGATCTATAGGCTGTGGTCGTGGGAAGGTCGAACAACCCCGTTGGATGCTGTGAAGCGGGGTATCCGTGCGGCGATTCAGTGGAACGCAACAACACTGGGCATTGAGTCGGATCAGGGCGGCGATACTTGGAAGGCTGTGTATCACCAAGCGTGTGAGGATTTGCGTGCTGCTGGGGAGTTGTCCGGGTCGGCACCGAGGTTTGCTGCTGCGAAAGCGGGTGCGGGTCACGGGTCGAAGATGACACGCGCTCAGAGGATGCTTGTCGATTACGAGCGAAACAAGATCAGGCATCTAGTTGGAACACATCAACAGCTTGAGTTGGGGTTGATGCGCTTTCCGAAAGCGAAACCTTACGATCTGGTCGACGCTGCGTACTGGGCGTGGGCTGATCTGGCGGGGAAAGCTAACCGGGGACGTTCTCGTGTTGGGTCTGCTTCGGGGCAGACGGTCGGTGCGTTCAGTTTCAACTAAAAATGCAAGAAGCCCCTCCGTTGTGGAGGGGCTGAAGCCATCTTGCTGACTAACCGAGAAGTCAATACGTACTTCTGTCGGCATCGGTTGATACCGCCAAATTGTTGCACCATTGGGGGTGCCTGCAACCTCCCTTGCAGGTGGGTTCCTATCTTCTGTCACCCGAAATCTACAACTTTCGGAACACCAGAGGATTCGTTCAGCGGTGGGACTTTGTTTCAGGCGATATTCCCTGTGCTGCTTTTTGCCTGTTGTTTGATTGAGCTGAACTTCTTATAAGAGAAGCTGAAAGTAATTTCATGCACCTCATAACACATAGGTTTCCGGCTCAGCGAACTTGCGTCCCATACTGGCAGCTTAGTGAGCGGCGCTTGTACTAGCGTCCACTCCTTCAGCTTGTCGGTTTGCCCCGTCAGACACCACACTTGAGAAGTTTGCAACCCTCCGTTACTCACTCTCAACTCCTCTAACAAGAAGTTCAACACAATCAAGTTCTTAGAAGATGCCCTTGGACCGGCTACTTGCTTTCGTTCTTACTACTCCACGGATTGTGGCCACGCACCGCTTCACCTCAGAACTAATTGCTTTTGCCGTTCTCCGCATTCACTCGCGCTATGTCAACATCCATCCACCACCTTCATAAGCACATCGCTGTGTGCCGTAGGGCGCTTCACTTGGCGATCAGCCCGGTACTTCTACGGTTCCAAGTTCATCATCTAAGAACTTGATTCTTGTTCAGCCGATCAAGAGAAGGGTAATCATAATCTCTTATGTTGCATGGACGTACTTGCTCGGCGTTTGCGTACTAGGTATGTGTTGGGAGTGGTAAGACTTACACCCGAAGGTTGCTACGTTTCACCGCAATACGCTTTTGCTACTTGCGTTGGGTTCGATCCGCCTGACAAAGGGGAGAAGTGGCATCACCCCTCACTTGATCGGCTGAACTTGTACTTGAGGGTCTTTGGTGTGCGGTCCCTAACCGCCATGCTCCCCGGTAGTTCCGGTTCTTTCAGTTGCTTGCTTGTGTAGATCAGTATACAGCACTGATGTGACATGTCAAGTCAATATCAAACATTTCTTCAGATTTCTTTTTCGACCTCAAACCGCCCAGCAGTGACGACTCGCTCGTCTTCTTTACTGTCACACCCCGGCTGTAGTATCTGTTACATGATCTTGACTCAGGAACTCGTAGGCGAAAACACGGCAACCGGCTCGGTATGGGAATGCGTCACACCCGCACCCCACGATTGCACCGGCATCGCAATAGTCGCAGTCACGCAAACGCCGTGCTGCCCCGCAGGAGCAGTCACAGAACAAGCGTGGCAAGAAGCACAAGCTGCTGCTGAACACGCAGAGGCATTAGCTGACGCTGCCGCTCAGAACGCCCTAGAGCTTTAGAAAGCAATCAGGGCAGATGTCGTCAACGCCGGGACGTTGACGCTCCCAGCCGTACTGAGCGGCGGCTTCTTTGAGGGCTTCAGATGCGGCAGAAGCGGCGACAGGAGCGTTGCGTTTGCATCTATCGCACCTCACAGTCCAACCCTTCTTTCTGAGCGCTGTAGTCATGCGAACAGGTTACTCAGGTTCAGGCCATGCAGTCGCATCAAACATCACTGCTGCCTCCTGAGCGCACTGCCCGCAGATCCCCCCGTACTGATTCCATTCAGAAGGCCAGTACACCGGGTTGATATGACGGCAAGGCCAACCGCACCGGGGGCAAGTCATCTTGAACGAGTCTTTGCCGACACTTGGTGAAGTGATTTCGTGTCTAGGTAATCTGTTAGAACGTGTACGAACTTCGATCAAAGAGGAATCCAATGAGTAACGAGGAAGCAGAAGTGTACTCGGGTGACATGCGTGGCTGCGATGAATGCGGTGTCGGGCCAGAGGATGAGTGTGTTCCTGATTGTCCGTGGGTCGCGGCGGCTGAAGACGCTGCTACCACTGGGCCGCCGTCGTCTGCATTGCTGACAGATGTTCTAAAAGACATTTTTCCTAATGTTACGGAATGATTGCATTCCGTCTACATCTGCGCGTAGCCTTGAAACCCAACAGCCACCCGCTCATCCAAAACGGGTGGCTGTCGCGTATCTAACCGACAACTGAAAGAGGTGACCATGAGGCTGAATCTCAGGTCTGTATCTATTGCCGCAATCGTGATCTTATCTGCGGTGTCAAGTGTTAGCTGTACCCCGGAAGAAATAGCTGCTTATGCGACGATGAACCCGGCTGAGCAAGCTGCGGTGAAAGCGCATCTGCAAGCACAAGCTCAACCTGTCGTGCAGGCGCACAACCCTCCGGGTGGTTTCCTTGCGTGTGTCAGACGGCACGAGTCTGGCGGAAGCTACACGGCGAAGAATCCGAACAGCACTGCTTCAGGCGCATATCAGTTTCTTGATTCGACTTGGCGGACGATGAGCGCCCGTGCAGGCCACGCTGGGTGGGGGTCTGCCCGTCACGCTCCGCCACACGTTCAGGACGCTGTTGCGATCTACACCGTGAACAGCGGATGGCGTTCAGCTTGGAACGGCACCGGCTGCTAACACTGGGGCTACCGCCCGGTGATGTTCCTTGCGGGGTGTCACCGGGCTAACCCAACTTGAACATGTTAGCTAGGCGCTCGGGTCCGGGCGTGCCGTCAGCGGGACGGGCGATAGAGACTTGGTGAGGGTTCTGCCTGATCGTTATGCCTGCCAACGCTACCCGGCATGGATCGTCCGCATCATCACAATTCCAGTTTGGTCGGTACAACCAGACAGTCCATTCGCCTCGTGCTGTTTCTTGTGGGGACCGTTCGTAGATTTTGATCCCTGCGCCTTTTAGTTCAGCGCGAAACTTCTCGTCAGCTTCGATCATGCGTGCGGCAGAACGGTTGTCTTTGTGTTCCTCGTAGTCGAAGCATCGTTCTGTCAGCTTGTTCGCCCATTCGCTATGACGGATAGCGTTGACAATGGTCTTCTCAAGTTCGTTCATGGTTCCATCCTTCTTACGTCGAAGCCTGCCAAGCTGACACGCCACGGTTCGCAAAGTTGCATTCCGTTTTCACGGAACATCCATACGGTCATTTGACCTTTGTCGGTATCTTCTTGGAAGCGATCAAAGACTTTGATGCCTGCCTCCTTGAGTTGGATTCTGAGAATCTCATCGGCCCGCATCATCTCGGCTTTGCGTTCTTCGCCGCCGTTGCGGTCATAGTCTTGACACGCCCGGTTCAATGCCTGAGCAACCTCGGTTTCCCGAATCGCTTTGATGACTGAGTGACTGATTTCGTTCATGCTGCCACCCGCTCAAACACAAGGGCGAGTGTTGCTGACACGGTTGCCTCGGAAGGCATCCGGGTTGTACCGGCTGCGCGTGCCATGTCTGACCAGAAGGTGTTGTCACCGATGGAGTCCATGAGCATGGACAGATCGTCAGGGGTCGGCACTGCTTTGCCTTGAGCGACAAACAGGATTGTCTCGTCTGCCATGCGGCTTGCGAGATTCAGTCGGTTAGTTAGGTGTGCTGGATGGACTTGCATTCTGTTCTCCTTGTGTTGTGACTTGTTTGATTATTGTACTTGGGGGGTGTGACACTTTGTCGTGCCACACCCCCTTCAGGATTTAGTTGACGCACTCGGCGTTCGCCCGACGAGCGAAGTCGATGTCCGCTGCGGTGAACCCTGCGGAAGCTGCGATCCGGCGGTCGATGCGAACATCTTGAATCGCTTGGGTGCAGGTTCCGCCGCTCATTGCGACGAACAGTGCGAACACTGTTGCTTGAGCGTTTTCACGGCGTGTCGCAATGGCTCGGATGGCGAACGACTCGTCAGTGTTGTTCGCTTCCGCATCCGCTGCGATGTTGAAGTTGTTGACGTAGTTGTTGTTGATTGTGTTGATAATGTCGGTCGATGTCATGTAGTTCATTATACTGCACTGCTATGACATTGCAAGTCAATAATCAAGATTTCTTCAGATTTCTTTTAGACGCTCCTCTTTCCAGAAGTCGCCTGATCGAACATCACAACCATCAGTCAATCGTTGAGCAATCCGAATCACCCGGTCAATCTCACGCACCATCTCCGGCCCACACTCAATCGCCGCCAACGGATACTCCGCATGATTGGTAGCAAGTTCCTCAGTCGCCTTGACCATCAGGTCCAACGCTTCAAGCCACTGCTGTGCGGGCGTGTAGTTGCTGCTCAGTACATCACTCATTACTTCTCCTCCTGTTTAGGCATTGGCTGCAAGTTCTTCCACGCAGTCAGCTTGCGGCTAATACGCATCAACCGATCTACTTCTGTCTCGGGTGCTTCTTCTTCTGGATGCTCGGCATCACTCGCTGCTTCTTCAGTAGTCATATGTTCAACAGTCTATAGATCAGTGTGGACTCAAACCGGCCCGTTGTACTGGGCGGGCGCGCGCTTGCCGCTGCGACTTGTCTAACTGTAAAGGTGAAGCTCACGTTGAGGGTTGACCCAGCCGCGCCGGGGCGAAGGGTCAACGTGTTGTTGAGGTTTAGGGTTTGTGTGTTGTAAACGAATCCAAAGAAAAGTTTAGCGGAAACTGATTTAGCGTCTACGCTCGTCTGTATAGTGAGTCATACAACAACCAACACGGGAGCAGACATCATGGCAAAGAACACAGACACCACAATCCTCGGGTTTGGTGGCAGCGTCCACGCAACAGAAAATATTGAAGGCCCGGTTCCATTTGACCGGGTGCGTTCACTGTTCGACTTCAAGGTCGAATACACCCCGCTCTACACGCAAGACGCTTTCGGCGACTCGCAGAAACTTCCGAACCGTCAGGCGATTCGTCGTACCGACACCGGGCTGATCCTCAACACGGTGTCAAAGTCTCACGGCTTACATCAGTTCAACGAGGTTCTCGTAGATAACCTGTTCACTCTCTTGGATGCGTCTGACACTGACCTTCAAGTTTCCGGTGCGGGCCTGCTGAAGAACGGCGCTGTCGGGTGGATTCAGGTTCAGGCTCCTTGCTTGGAAGCAGGCGGCGGCGACGTTGCACCAACTGTCACGCTCGCATCTTCACATGATGGTTCACTCGCTACTTCATATCGGATGGGCTTGTACCGTTTCGTCTGCTCTAATCAGATCGGCGCTCTACGCCGCAACACTGGCAACGTGTTCAAGCTTCGCCACACCATCAACTCGTCGATGAACTTCACGACCGCCCGGAAGACTCTCGGCATGATGTGGAAGCAGGCCGAGACTTTCAACACCGAAGTCAACACGCTGATCGAAACGTCAGTGAGTGACACCGAGTTCTACCGGATCGTGAACCGCTTGGCTCCTATGCCTCCTGAGTCCGCAACCGAGGCTGCTCGTACCCGTTGGGAAAATCGTGTTGAGTCGGTGTCGAACATCTATCGCAACGATGAGCGTGTTGGTGACTTCCGTGGAACCGGGTGGGGAGTTGTGCAGGCGTTCAATACGTATCGTCAGCACGAGCGCCCGTTCCGTGCGAACGGCACTGCCGGTTCAACGTCACGCCTTGGTCGCACGATGGGCGATTTCTTGTCTGGTGCGATTGACCTTGATGACCAGAAGGTGACTGCGGCGGTGTTCGCTGAAGTTGCCCGCTGAAGTTGTGCTGATGAAAGGACCGGGTAGCTCCGGTCCTTTTGTCGCGTACTGGTCAGGCGTGCCGGGGCGAAGTCATCGCTGGGGGTCGTGCGACCGAACACACGTTCCAATTTACTGTGTGACAAGTGTCACAAAGAAATATGCCATTTGGGGTTGTGAATGTCAGACACCTGTAGTACAGTTATCTACATAAGGAAGTGAGCAACAAG